GTTTTGTGCCATAATATTTTAAGTTTTGGGTTTTGTTTTAGTATCCCAAAAGGATCACTCCCCTTGGAACACAGTTATTGTGTTTTAGGTTTGCGATCTGGCAACCATCGCGGGTTTATTTGATCACCCCACTATTCTCCAGTTTGGCAACCTGCTTGTTATTTTACATCGGTCGCTATCCGATACGTTGCTTCCACCGAGAACAGTTGGCTAATCAAACCAACCAATCCAGAGTTTTATAATGTCGATGAACTATTAGGGTTTTCCGAATAGTTCGTCAACATAAATGTTATCTGTTGCGGAATTTAGCAAACAATGCGGCTGGAGTTTTCTCCTCCATATCATTTGCCTTTCCAGCACTAGAAGATCCAATTGTTCCATCGCCAGTAGAAGAACCACGCATTTTCTTGATGGTTTCTTTAAGTTCTGCATTCTCTCTTTCAAGAGCAAAACTATAGGCTTTGGCTTTCTTAAATTTAGCTCCCTGTTGAAGAACGCGAGTAATTTGTTCTGGAGCGTAGTTGCTGTTCTCTCGCAATGCGGCCTCAGCGATCAACTCATCTTCAGTTGTATCATCATCATACTGATGTGACGCAAGAATCTTGGCAATTTCTTCTGGATAAGAAACATTAACTTGCTGTTTAGCCTGTTCCAATGCTTCCTGCCAACGCTTTCCAACTTGTGATTTAGTCATTGAAGCTCGACGACTATTTTCTTCTTCAATCTGAGCTTTTGTAACTTGCCAATTCATTAATGCTTCATTCCTAGCTTCAATCTTAGCAAGAACATCATAAGCTGTACTCTGAAACTTAGCCTGTTCCATAGGAGAAAGATTCTCGTAGATGGCGTTAAGAGTCTGTTTGGAAATCTCACTTTGGCGCATCTTTTCATTAGGATCTTGTAAAGTAAGAGATTGCTCATAAGCAGAAACAGCTTTTGAAAACTCTGCAAGGCTAGTCTGATCTCCACCTACAATCATTTTAACTTGATTATATCCAGAGACAATGGGTGCATCATAATCACGCTTAAAGTTCGGGTCAGCGGGAAGATTAAGTAGTGCATTTGCTTGGCGAAGGTTTTCAAGGTCAGATGTCAATGCCTCTTCGCGCTCTTGGCGTTCTTTTACTGCCTTTTCAAGCTCTTTGCGTAGCTTTTCTACTTCCTTTTTGCTTTCGCTATCATCAATTTTAGAACGAAGCTCTTCAATCTCTTGCTTGGTTTTATCGTATTCAGCAACCTTTGCTTTTAGTTCAGCAGCTTCTTTTGCAAGCTGTTCATTGGTTTGCTTTAGGCTTTTAATGTACCCAGGCTTCTTTTCATCATCAACAAGAGATGCTTTTGTTTCTGGATCAGGACGATTGTTTTCAGATGCATTTGCGGCATCTTTTTCTGAATCAATCTTATCTTGAAATTGAGCAGTATCCTGATTTAGCTTTTCTGCCATCTTTTTGAAAAGATCCGAAGGACTTCCCTTTGGTGCATCTTTGATATTTTCCCTAAAGAAAGTATCTGCCTGTTTTACAGCGGAATCTCTTGCGGCCTTATCAGCGGCGGCATCAAATTGTGGTGCTGGTTTTGCTACGGGTTCTGCAATTGCGGTTTCAGACATGGTTGTTTTTGTTTGTTGTGGTTACTTGCGAGAATTAATTTCTTCTTCAGATAATGTGTCATCAAGATCGGGATCTATATCCAAATCATGTGCGCTTACTTTTACTGTGGTTAGTTTTGGTCTATCAGATGCAGAAAATGTATTGTCTTCTGCATCAGTTGCCCACTCTTGTAAAGCTCGGAATACTGCAACCACAGTTGCGTGGTCTTTGTTTACCAACTCCTCGTATAATCCGTTTTTAAGTTCGCTATAGCGACGATCATTGATAATTGCGGCGGCTAGATTTACTACGTTTTTATCCATTCTCTTGTCCTGTTTGCGGGTTGCTTTGAGTTACTTCTTCTTGACCTTGAATGGCTTGTTGTTGCGCCATCATGTCTTGAGCGTTCATTTGCTGTTGCTGATCAAGCTCTTGTTCATGTTGATCCTGCAATGCTTGCATATTATGTGCGGCTTTTGCACGATGAATCTGAATTTCATTAGCGGCTTTTGCTCTCTTTGTAGCCAAATCAGTTGCAACTTTTTCCATTGCGTTAGCATTATGAAGATGAGCTTTTTGCGCCATTGCCGCAAGTTTAATGTCTTCTTTCTTTTTAAGACTATCAGTTTCAATTGCTTGTTTTGCAACAAGAGCCTGTAGCTTAATATCATCTGGACTTTGGTTTTGTCCTTGGCCTTGCTGTTGTTGTTTAGACTTCTCAAGTTGTGCAAGCTGGCTACCAAGCTCATCAGTTCCACGCTGGAGCTGTTGCATTTGTTGACCAAACTGCTTGGCAAGTTCTTTCTTAGAAGGATCTTTCTGAATAAACTGAAGATGTGCAGTAAGATGTGGGCCTTTGAAGCGAATTAAACAAGCATAGATGTCTTTAATAAGCTCAACAGCCTCCTCAGATGCCCCCTGAGCTTCTTGTCCGCGAGTAGGTGCTTGAGGATTAACCCCAGCAGATTGAAGTGCCTGTTGAGCCTCCTGCATGGAGGCGGCGGCATCCTGCATATGACCATTAAAATGTTCGATATGGTTTTGATCAGGATAAACTCGGAAGTTTGCAGGATTTCCCTTTGGATCAGTCATGCCAATGTTTTCCATCGAGATAATTCCCTGATCATCTGGAATATTGATCTTGGTTTGCTTAACGTAACGATTGACATTTTGACGACCATTAAGAGCGGCAATAGCATCAGCAATAGCATTTGCCTGTCCTTCATTCATTGGAGTCATGCCAGTAAGAGAAACAGTCTGTTGAGCCGCCATCAGTTTATAGCTAGGGCTTCCAGATCCAGAAAGCATATTGGATTCAATATTCTCAATGTTTTCCCATTTGTATGCTTCTTTTGGAACACCATTTTCCTCCATGAAATCAACAAACTTTTCTTTTAACTTATAACCATAACCACCTTTTGTGGTTCGGCTCATGCGCTTGAATAGCATCTTTAGCCAACGAGTCTGATTGTCATTAAACCTACGGATTTGAGTTCCCTGTAGCTTTGCGGATTCAGCGGCATCAAGCTCTGCTTCTCCTTTAGTCCTAGCTTTGCCACTTTTGTTTGCCATTCCAATGTTGTATGCGCCAATTCCGCGATACAAATCAGCTTGATAAAACTGAATTCCAGAAAGAACTTCTTGGAAGGGTATATTTACAGAAACCTGATGCGGCTCAACGTCTTGTGGCAAAACCATCCAAGGCATCCACTCCATTTGTTTAAGTTTCTTGGTAGATTCAGCAGATCCTCCCTTAAACATGAGTCGAGTATTCCAATCAACGGCATCCATGAAACGATTCATGTGGATGTCATATGCTCGGCATTGAATGAAAACAGCTTCAGCTAGACCTTGGATCTCATGCCAAATGCCAGATCCAGTAGAATCAGTCATAGGAGCAATAATATCCTCCCATCCATCTTCATCTTTTTCTACCCAATCTTTTTTGTAATACAAAAAGCCAGTTTGATCGCGGTATTCCTCTTCAGTAAGATCCTTACGACCATTTTCTTTGTAGCCAAGAACAAGTCCTCCATAATTCTGGAGCAAGAGCATTTTGGAAATGCTTCCATTAAACTCCATGATATAAAGCTCATAAAGCTCAATCCTTAGGGTGTAAAGGCGAGAAAGATTCATGTTGCCAGAAGCAACATCACGCAACCATTCAGTATTGGTGTAAGTATTGCGGTAGTTTGTCGTAAACATTCGCAATGCATCTACGCAAGCCCAAAAATTCCACCCCATATCAGTAGCGTGTTGCTCTGCTTTTACTGGATCTTCCTCCCCGCCAGTAATCTTGAGCCAGAACTCAAGGGGTGTGTAGCTACGTTTGATGCACATCTCACCCAAGTTCGTGAGATCGGCATATGTTTTATCTGGAATTAGAACATTAGAGTTGTGAAAGCTCTTGGTGGGCCATCCGTCTCTATCTTCTGCAATTTCAAAACCCTTTCCGTAAAGAGTCATCTCTTCAACATCCAACTCAACATTATAGTTATAAGATGACCAAGAACGAAGCATCCTATCAAATCCTACGCCAATAAGATCGCTCCATTCTTTCTTTTCAGTAGGATTACCAAGTTTTGTCGTAATGGTTGCGGCAGTATTGCGCTCCATAACCATGTCCACAAAACTGGACTTTTGATTATCAACAATAAATTTCATCTGACGGAATGGCACATTGCTCATTCCAGAAAGTTGACGGGAAGCTACTTGGCTATAATCAGTAGGGGGAAATCCTTTATAGCATTTGTAAATACGACCCCACTTACGTTCACGTCCAGCATTATCAAGACGAAGGTTCCAACAAATTGTAAAAGCATCATTAGCCGTTTGAACTCGGCTTGTTGGAGCTACACCATTTGAATTGATCGTATTGAATCCCCAAGAGGAGACACCTTCACGATTTACGATCTTTTTTGTTTTAGCCATTACCGATTAATATTATTAAGAGCTTCACGCCTTTTCTGACAAGCAGGACAATTCTTTGCCCTTGTTTCTAATTGGGCATTGATGCCAAATGTAGAAGCAACCTTATCTCCAAGATGTGCAAATTTGTGAATTACATTGGCAACTGCATCGCCAGCTTCTTGCCAGCAATATTGCCCTGCAATGCGTTGGCAAATTTGTTGCTCTACCAAATAATCTAAATTTTCTGGTATGGCAACATTCTTATTAGTCATGTCTGACTTAATCTTTTGGATGAATTGCCTCCCAAACGTGAGATCCATTCCATTAACACGATAATTATTTCCCTTGTCATCTGAGTATTGATACCAAAGACCTCCAGGAATTGCGTCATTAGGATTTTTGAGCTTCATGTAATTCAAATACTTGTATTTTATTAAAGAACAAGTCAACACTAAAGGTTTATGGAATATAACGGATTAACGCTAGACCTACCAAAAGACACAACGTATGGGCTTTCTTTCTTTGAAAATGTTCCACAGTTTATTAGAGAGCTTACCGCTTATCGTCTTACTCGCGGAGAGTTTGGAAGAAGGGAAAGAATCAAAAAAGGAATCAAATTAGATGAATGCGGCTTGCTTAATCCAGCACAGCACATGGTCAATTGCTTCCAATTGATTTATGGAAATGATGTTCTGTTGCATTCTCAAGGAATACCAAACAATTATGCTTTAGACATCATTGATTTGTTCTGTAATGACAACGATTGGGGCATTGCAGGATGTGCAAGTAGCGGAAAAACCTTCTCTGTTGCGGCTTGCATAGTAATTGATTGGCTTTGCGCTCCTGATTGTACATCAACTTATGTTGCAAGTACATCGTTAGACGCTTCAGAAGACCGACTTTGGGGTAAAGTTTGTACGCTTTACCGAATTGCAATGCGTAATTTACAGGCCGCATATGGAAAAGATGCAAGCATTGGAAACCTTGTTGAGTATCGAAGAATGATTGTTTTTGAGTCTATTGACACAAAAGACACAGAGCGAGACTACACAAATGCCATTAAAGCACTTGCATTCCCACGTGGAGGCGAGGGAAAGCGTTCTGTGGAGAATACAAGAGGGCGAAAAAACGCTAGAATGAGGCTATTCTTGGATGAGTTGGCTGAAATGGATCTTTATGCGCTTGATACTCGCGTCAACCTTGGCGCAAATCCAGACTTTATCTTTGGAGGCATGGCAAACCCATCAAATACTGCCAACAATCCACATACTGAGCTATGTCAGCCAGACGATCCAATGGAATGGGATGCTGTTAATAGATATACTCACAAATGGAATACTAGAACAGGCGTAGCATTGCATCTTTCTGGTGAAGATAGCCCTAATTTCAAGGTTCCAGATGCAGAAATACCACCATTTGATAGGTTTTTGACAGTACAAGGCGAGGCAAACACGCTAAAACGATGCTATGGCAATAAAAATGCTTTAGAATACTGGAGAAACGTCTATGGGTGGTGGCCTGATAGTTCTGTTGAACTAACAATCTTCTCAAAACAGTTTATAAAAGGATGCGATATAGCATGGGAGCCTACTTGGAGCGATAGAACAAAGGTTGTTTGTGGATTTGACCCTGCATTTACTGCGGGTGGAGATAGATGCGCGGCTACTTTTTGTAGATATGGATCAAATGATACAGGAAGAAAGGTAGGATTCTATCTCGGAACAAGAGAATATAACAGTTCTGTAGGAGAAGTATTTGAAGAATCAATTGCAATCCAATTGGTTAAAGATTGCGTTGAGTACGGAGTTCATCCAAGGGATTTTGGTTTGGATATTTCTGGCGATGGCGGAAAAATGCTTAGAGCTATCATCATTGAATGGGGAAAATTCCACCCAGAAGCCATGTTCATCCATCCAATCTCTTCTATGGGAATGCCTACAGAACGAAGGATTAGCAGTTTGGATAAACGTACTGCAAAAGAAGCCTATGATCGTCGAGTAACAGAGTCTTGGTTCCAAGTTCATACTGCTATGTCAACGCAAAGTTTACTTGGCATAGATGTCGATAAACACACCCTAATGGTAAGCGAACTTTGCAGTAGGCTTTATTTCCACAAGGGCAGAAAAGTTGCTGTCGAGAAAAAGTTGGATATGAAACAGCGCATCAAGAAATCGCCCGATTTGGCTGATTCTTTGACCTATGCTGTTGAAATGCTACGAAAAGCAGGACTAGAGTTCAGCTTTGAAGAAGAGCAAGAATCTTTAGACATCCTAGAGATCCGCGATTGGGAAGAACGTCTAATTCACAGCAAGCATAATGCCCAAGAACAAGTTGAGAACGATGAATGGGGATATGGAAGTAGTGGAGTAGATGAAGATGGATTTTGATATTGACGATTGCGGAGATTGTGTGGCATATTCACCGCATCTGAATGGTGACGCATTCTAGTAAAACTTTCCTCCTCCAAAAGAAAAGCCCCGCTGTAGTGCGTCACCACTCGGCGGGGCTTGTCCGTTATAGCAAGTGAGGATGGCCGTGAATGCGTACCACGGGATTCAACAACAACGGCTTTGGAGAACCAAAACTCCTTACCCGATGAGAGAGAAAGGAAACACCCTGCATCAATTTTGGGGTGCAGTAGTTTCTTTTCTTTTCTGACAGGCTTTCCCTACTGAGGAGTGGGGGGATTAAGGGGGGGATTTGCTTTACTCTTTTGGTTTTCTTTAGTGCTGGAGATTGACTAAAAAGTATTCACACCGCATACTTCCTAAATGGCTAGGTTCTCCCCTCAAGATTTCAAAAGCGGCTCCATGATTCCTTCCGTGATTCATGGAAAGGTTGACTCTTCTGTTTCTAAAATCCTAGGAAGTCCAGATTCTACTCCCTTCGGTGGAGGTCAGTACAAACGCAAGCCTAGCTTTTTAATGTGTCCTCCAAAGTATCTCTCTACGGCCATCCCGAACAACAAGTTCATGAAGGGTCAGAAAATTGATACTGAAAGGGCAATGCGCCAGTATTCAAGAATCAAAAGACTCATTACTGCTCTTGGAGTTAAAGTAATTGAGTTGCCTCCAACAAAAGGGGCACAAGATCAACATTTTGTTGCCAACCTTGGTTTGAGTGTAGATCCTTTTATCTTCCTTGCAAAAATGAGTGCTGATGGAAGACAGATCGAAGAGGAGCCTGGACGTCGATTCTTTGAAAAAATGGGATATACAGTTCTTCAACCTCCTCACTTTTGGGAAGGAGAAGCTGAGACAAAGCATTGGAAAGACAAAACCTATTTTGGCGGTTACGGAAAGTTTTCTGATTGGAAAGCTCAGGAGTGGATTTCTAAGAAAGGCGGAGTTGAGATCATTCCAATGAAGATGGTAAGTGATGATCTTTATCACTTGGATTGTGTCATCCATGTTCTCGACAAAGAAAACTTTATGGTATGCCGTTCTGGTATTGATTCAGAATCATTCAAGCGTCTTGAGAAACTCGCAAACATCATTGTTGTTCCAAAAGAAATGGAGGCTACTGGAGCTACCAACCTAATCCGTATCCCAGACAAGAATATTGTCATCAGCGGAATGTTCCAACCTGAGTTCCCTGAGTATAGAAAATCAATGGAATGGATGATGACTACGATGGATAAATTCAACAACTCTGTAATCTTTGCAGACATTGACGAAGCAGACAAAAATGGTGCAGACTGTTCATGCCAAGTGATGCACATCACGTTCTAATGAAAAAAGCTTTTAAGATACTTGTAGGATTTATCGGCAGGATGAATGGTTTGTGTCCAGAATGCGGAAAAGAATTAAGTGCTTGCAATACTCCATCTTGTCACATATGCAACGTGGCAGGTTGTATTCGTCCCATTGGAATGTGGAAACGATTTATCAACAGCCTATGAACAAAACAGCAACCATAACATCAGCCAAACCTCATGCAAATCTACGCCCTGCTAGAGTTGGTTACGGGTCTATTCAAAAGCCCAAAACCAAAACGAAAAGAAAACCTAAAGCTAAATGATATGACACCCGAAGAAGATGCTTGGAACATTTGGGAGAAAGCATTCTTCGATGGTAAAGATAAATATATCAAAGGTAGTGAAGAACATAAAACCCAGTTCTGGACTGCAGGGGCAGGGTGGTATGCCAAAAACCTTAAAGACGAACAGCTTGATTTAATCAGCTATCTCCATCATTTGACTGAGCGAGTTAAACTCTGTCAGCTTCTTGCAAAAATGATGAAAGAAGAAGAAGTATCTTTACGAGATGCGGCAACTCTATTAGAGAACTTGGTTTCGGATCGACAGCCACAAAGTCTCCCTCACCAATCTAATGATTAAAAATAAACCTATTGTCGGAGCAATTGTTGTTTCCGATCTTCATTGTGGATCATCTGTTGGTTTATGGCCTGATGGCTTTGAGACAAAAACAGGAAACAAGATTGGTCTAGGAAAGAATCTCCATCAGCAATGGCTATGGCAATGCTGGCAAGATTCCGTTGAAAAAGGAATCAAGCACTTTGGTAAAGATCCATTTGCTTTGCTCCTTAATGGCGATCTGCTAGAGGGCATACATCACGGCACAAAAGAAGTTGTAGCCCAAGACTGCCTAGATCATTCAAACGCCGCTATAGAGGCTATTAGGCCACTTGCTAGTGCTTCTGCTGTTACCTATCTAACCGCTGGAACAGAATGCCATGTTAAAAATTGGGAAGAATACATTGCTACCAAGCTAGAAGGAAAATGGTGTGGAGATAAAGCTCTCATTGAAATTAATGGTACACTCATTGATATGGCTCATCATATGCCTACCAGTTCTAGGGCTTACCTTGAAGCTGGAGCTATGAGCATAACTATGGGTAATGCCAGACAGAATTACTCCCGTGTAGGTCATAGGGTTCCGAAAATATATCTACGAGGCCATCGACACACGGGAGGAATCTTTAATGATGGTTCTGGCATATTCATGGTAACTCCTGCATGGCAGTTACTTACGAGATATGCCCATAAAGTTGTAGGAGATGCCATTTGTCGCCCTGGCATCGGCATCCTCGATTGGCGTGGATGTAAAGAAGGCGAACTACCAGCAACCAAACTAGTAACCTATGAGCCAAAAGAAAATCGACCCATCCGAAGCTGATTTGCTTGATTCTATTAATGAAGTAAAAAGGTGGAAAAAAGCAGTTTTAGAAACCAATGTAGATAAAGTTCCTCCTAATTGGCATACCAATCAGGATATTCAGAAAATGCTTAATTGGAAAAAATCTAAAGTTACTGTTTGGCTTAGAGAATCTATTAGTAAAAATGAGGTATTAAAAAAGGATTTTGTAGTAATGCAGAATGGAAAAAGAGTAAATAAGCCTCATTACCATCTTAAATGAAACCAAAGTCTTTCTATCTTGAAATACCTGTATGGAGGAATGGTTGCTGGATAGTATGGCCCGTAAATAGGGAGCAAGGAGAGGAATGGTTTAATAATACATTAAAACCAGAAATCTATGCTTTAATACCAAGTCTTGATTCAGCAGATGCTTGTACTTTTTGTGGATCTCCAAATGTAATATTTTTAACTGGATGGAAACACGATCCTGATTGGATAGGAACACTTACTCACGAATGTGTCCATGTTGCTACCCACATCTTAGAAAAGTGTGGCGTTAAAGAAAAGGAATCCTGTGACGAGGCGTTGGCTTACCTCATCGGTCATCTAGTTGAGAGCTTTTTAAAAGCCCTCAAAAAGACTCGTTAAGCAAATTGGAGCAAATTACCCTGATGGTGAGCAATGAGCTGAAGAATGGCACGGCCTTCATTGGTGGCGATGTGTCCAGTACCATTGCATTTCCAGCATGGCTCTCCCTGTGCATCATCATACCAATCACGACCTGTTCCACCGCATTCATCACACGACTTTTCAAGGTTAATGTTGTTGAGTATGTCCTTCATACAAATCCCTTCATAGCGATTTTTTTCCAGCAGTCAATACTTTTCTAAAATAAATGATTACACAAACGGAATTGTTAGCAAAAGCTAAGTGCCTCGCCAACCAAGGAAAAGAGTATGGAGATATTGTTGGAAAGCTAGAACCTGAGATGAGGATGAGACTCAAAGCATATGTCCTCAACTTAGACAAAAATCTGGCTTGCCAAACCATCTATGGCACAGTTGCATGGAGAGAGCGAATAAACGTCCCCAGAGGGCGCGGAAGGCCCAAGAAATAGCTTTGTACGGGATGGTGTAAAGGTAGCACAGGAGACTTTGACTCTCCTAGTCATGGTTCGATCCCATGTCCCGTAGCCATTTTACAATTCATTGACACTTGCCAATAAATGCATAGGATTTGTAACTCAACCATAACCACACCATGTCATCTAAACAAGAACTCCAATCCCAAGTAGAAAACCTCGCAGAAGTCGTTGTATCCATCCACAACACTCTAGTCACTCTCCTTGACTACATCGAAGACTCCATCGAGATCGAAGATGAAGATGAGATTGATGAAGACGAAGAAACCGAAAAGCCTTATTGCCATATCTGCGATAGGTAATTAATAAACCCCCCCAAACCAACCCCATCTGGCCTAACCGCTAGGTGGGGTTTTTTATTGTATAAATCGCCCCCTCGGTTTGAGCTTGCTCACAGACAGAGGCTTGAGGGGGTTTATTTATTAAACTATTCCAATCCCCGAATCATATCACGATCCCAATCGCTCAACCTATCATCATCAATATTCTCCTTAAGAGCCTCTGACAATCTCTTCCTCTCCATCTTTAATCCACCATACCCACCTGGATCTTTTGTCGCATTCAATCC